TGCCGGTGCCGGAGTTGCATTGCCGCAACTGCACGTATTCAACGCCGACAGAAAACGGGACATGGACTTGCGACAGACACGGATTTGAAGCAACTGAAGTTTGCCCTGAACACCTGTTCATTCCCGCACTTATCGGATTCGCCGAGCCAACAGATTTCTTTGCAAACAAAGACGACAGTGCAGTCATCGAATTCACAAGCGACGACGGCACAGTCTGGCACCACGGCAACGACCGCGACGCCGGGCAATTCAGTAGTCACGATCTGATGACACTGCCGCGCGATCTGGTCGAACTACCGAACGCAAAGAAAAAAGAGACGTTGCACAATTTGGAAGCGCGCTATTCAACGGCACTTGATAACGTCGAGACTATTTGGAAGGGCGCAATTGATGATGTTAAGGAGAAATTTCAAGAACTTTATCAAGTGCCGATGAGCAACCCGGACGCAACGCAGGAGGGCGACGGATGGACCGCAGCCGAGTTCCGGCCTCATTGCTGCGTAATAATCTACGGCAACAACGCCGAAATACGACAAGACAATAACCAATAAGAATATGCTACAAGACAACATCAACAACATCCGCGCGTGGGGCGAGGACAAGCAACTAATCGGCCCGAACGCCAAAGCAACCAAGCACACCCAATACAATAAGCTTGTCGAGGAAGTGAACGAACTGCATCACGAAATCAACTCCGACGACCAAGACGCCGCCGCGCTTGAGCTTGGTGACTGCGTAGTGGTTTTGGTTCAACTTGCCGAGTTGCTTGGCGTATCATTCGAAGAGTGCGTCGCGCGCACCTTTCACAAGATTTCACAACGCACTGGCCGCATGGTCGATGGCGTTTTCGTAAAAGACAAATAACCAATAACAGAAAGAACAACATGAGCGACAAGAGACAGGCAATCCGCGACGCGGAGGAAGAAATCGAAGATATTGTAGAGCAGTTGGAACGCGATCACGGCGTCCGAGCGTTTCAAATCTTCATCAATAGCAACCGTGGGGAAATCCCACAAGTAAACATCGTGCAAGACAAACGGGGGGCATCACTATGAGCTTTGACCTATCATCAATCAAAAAGGGCGTTGAACACAAGGCGCCGCGAATCGTCTTATTAGGCGTCGAAAAGATCGGTAAATCAACATTTGCCGCCGGCGCTGACAATCCGATTTTCTTGCCGATCAAGGGCGAGGAAGGTGTTGACGATTTGGACGTGGCGAAGTTTCCGCGTGCCGAGACGTTTGACGACGTATTGGACGCCGTGACGACTCTTATCAAAGAGGAGCACGAATATCGCACGTTCATCATTGATTCTGTATCTGCGCTTGAGCCGGTCATCTGGGCGAAGCTCTGCGAAGAAGATAACGTCGACAGCATCGAATCGTATCAAAAAGGATTCGGCAAGGGATACACAGCCGCCGCAAACAAAATGCGCGACCTGATGGAAGGACTCGACCGACTCCGCTCGAAAGGAATCAGCTGCATTCTGATTGGTCACGTCAAAGTAAAGCGGTTCGACGATCCGCTCGGCGCGTCATTCGACCAGTATCAATTCGACTTGCACGAACGTATCCAGCTGGCGTTGCAACGTTGGGCGGATTCGATTCTTTTTGCTAACTCCGAAACCATCGTCAAAAGCGAGGAAGTCGGATTCAACAAAGAAAAGAAGATCGGCAAGGACTTGAGCGGCGCGCGCTATTTGTTCACGCAGAAGCGTCCGGGGCATCCCGGCGGCGGACGTGGCGTTTACGGGCGCTTGCCTTACAAGTTACCATTATCGTGGGAAGCTTTCACCAATGCGGCAGCAGAAGCCGCGCAATCAACAACCAAATAACAGTAAAGAGAAAGAAACATTATGGCAGATATATCACAAATCATTGGCGGCTTTGACGCCTCGGCATACGAAGAACAACCGGAGTTCGATAACTCGCCTTTACCGGATGGCGACTACTACGTCGAAATCGAAAAAGCGGAGGTCAAGAACACCGCGAACGGAAAGGGCGTCGGTTGCAACACTACGTTGTCAGTTCTTGGCCACGTCGCCGACAAATCGCACAAGGGGCGCAAGTTGTTTGCATGGTTCACATTGCAGCATGAAAACGATCAAGCGCAACAAATCGGGCAGCGCGAGTTTCACGGATTGCGCTTGGCAGTTGGCAAGCCGACCGCGACTGATACCGACGAGCTAATCGGTCAGAATCTTGTTGTGCGTGTCGGTCTCGATAAGAAGGACAAAGAGCGCAATGTTGTCAAAAAGTACATGGCGCTGGATGGCTACGACGCAAGCAAAGCCGAGGCGCCGAAAGCCGCACCGACTCCGCAAGCCGCACCAGCCGCAGCCGCAGTCAAAAAGAACCCTTGGGACTAATCGACATGGCTCAAGACGAAGCACAACAAAAAGCATCGAAGCCGGACGCCGCGCAGAAGTCGCACGACGCACGCCAAACCGATGCAGCATTGCGCGACTACCCTAGAGCTGGGCGTCGCGGATACGATCCGCAAATCGCCGCGCAAATGGCGGCGTGGGATGAATAAGTAAACACAACAGCGACGCCGGGCGCTATATCCCGGCACCTTTTATTATTATTATTATGAAAACGAAAGTATGCACCAAGTGCGGAGAGGAGAAGCCGTTGACGGAGTTTTATCGGGACAGGCAGAAAAGTGATGGGCTAAGCTCGTCATGTAAAATATGCGCACAGGCAAAAAAAAAGGAATACTACGAAGCCAATCAAGAAAAGGTTAAAGCGTCGGTGGCTGCATACCGCGAAGCCAATCAAGAAAAGGTTAAGGCTAAAAATGCCGCATACCGCGAAGCCAATAAAGAAAAGGTTAAGGCGCAAAAAGCTGCATTCCACGAAGCCAATCCAGAAAAGGTTAAAGCACATTCAGATGCATACTACAAAGCCAATAAAGAGAAAATAGCTGCGAGGCGCGCTGAATGCCGCGCATACCAAAAAGAGATGCGCGAAATGCAGGAAGAGGCCGGCTTTGAAATTTCAGACCTTAACCAAGGCGAGCAATGCTAAAACCGCGACCATACCAGCAGGAGGCGCTCGACTATTGACTTCCACTCAAAAAACCTTCAAAAAATACAAATGAAGAAGTTGAAAAAGGGGGATATTCGCGAAGATGGAAAAGTTTTTTGGCAGTATATGCCTAGGTTGAAATCTGGCGAAGTGTGGATAACAGCAGAGCAATTCAAGCGATACACATCACAGGACAACAGACCTAAAATTAGGCCATTAAAATGTGGCGACGAAAGAGAAGATGGAATGGTTTTTTGGTGTTACAGTGCTGGCTCGCCAAATGGTGAGTGGTGGGTAACTAAAGAAAAACACGCCGAAAAGATGGAGAAATCAAGGGCAAGGGATCGCGCTAGATATAAGAAGAGAAGGGCGTCGCCGCAATACAAAAAATACCATAGGGAGCGCCATAAAGAGAGGGCAAGTGAGGATGAGTCATATCGAATAGCTCATAACTTGCGGGGCAATCTATCGAGTCAGTTAAAGCGCTTCATGCAAGGCAAGAAGGTTAGCGCGATAAGAAACCTCGGATGCTCTTTGCCGTTCCTAAAATCTTACCTCGAAACAAGATTTCAAGACGGCATGACATGGGCGAATTATGGGAGCGTGTGGCATATTGACCACATTACGCCAATGGCAAGTTTCGACCTTTCAAAAAAAGCAAACCAGCTAAAGGCGTGTCACTATACGAACCTGCAACCAATGTTTGCTTTGGAAAATTTGAGCAAAGGATGCAAGCAATTGAAGCAGCAAAAATTATTATAAAATGTTAGAATTAAGAGATTATCAAAGAGAAGCAATTGACGCGATGAACGATCATTTGCGAACACGCGACGATAACCCGTGCATTGTATTGCCGACCGGATCAGGAAAGTCGCTAGTGATGGCCAAGACGCTGCACGAGTGGTTTGCGATCTGTCCCGGTATGCGCGTGATGGTTCTGGCACATCGAAAGGAATTGGTAGAGCAGAATGCCGCCGAGCTTGAAGGCATTGACCCGACACTATCGGTCGGCGTGTTTGCGGCATCGCTCAAAAGGCGCGAAACGCTTTGCAATGTGACATTCGCCGCGATCCAGAGCGTTTACAATAAGGCGGCAGACTTCCCTCCTCAAGACGTGTTGCTTATTGACGAAGCCGACATGATACCAGTCAAGGGCGAGGGAACGTATCGCAAGCTGATTGCCGATATGAAAGAGCGAAATCCATCACTGCGCATAGTCGGGTTAACTGCGACGCCGTATAGGATGGGAAGCGGCCCGATATGCCACAAGGATCATATCTTGAATCATATATGCTATGAGGCGAATATTGGCGACCTAATCCGAAAAGGCTTTTTATCGGAAATTAGAACGGTCGAGGGTGAGCATTCAAACCTTGATCTCGACAAGGTGAAAAAATCACGCGGCGAATTTAACTTGAAAGACTTGGCGTTGCGCGTCGATAAAGCCGATGTTGTTGCCGAGGCGGTGCGTGATATGGTGCAAGCGGTTCGCCGCGAGAACCGAAAGAGCGTTGCCGTGTTTGGCATTGATATTGAACACTGCGAGCATATTCAAAAAGAGTTGCGCCGATATGGTGTTGACGCTCCGTGTGTGTTTGGATCGACGAAGCAAAAAGAGCGCGACCGATTGGTCGAAGAGTTTAAACAGGGGCGCATTCAATACTTAATTAGCGTGGATACGTTGAACGTCGGCTTTAATGCGAAGTGTGTTGACTGTGTGGCAATGCTCCGGCCAACCCTAAGTAAGCGTATCTGGGTTCAGAGCATCGGGCGCGGGCTTCGGCTCCATCCGGGCAAAACCTTCTGCCTAGTGCTCGACTATGGCGACAACATTATGCGACACGGGCCGATCGACCTTGACGATTCCGGCGAGGTAAAGCTGGCGACGTGCGGCGAGTGTTCAAATGTCTTTAGCCGGGCGGTCAAATGCTGTCCGTCATGCGGCTGGGAAATACCGCCGGTGCAGCGCGAAATGTTTGCCGCCGAAGCCGAGCGCGAAAAGAAGATGCACGAAGCCAAGGCGCACGCGGGCATGTTGCTAAATAAGCCGCGATGGCTCGACGTGAGCGCCGTGACGTTGCGTTTGCATCGCAAGGCGGGCAAGGCCGACAGCGTGCGATTGGAGCTGCATTGTGGTTTAACTCTAGTGAAACACTGGTTGACGCTAGATCATGGCGGATATGGAAGCTCCAAGGCTCGCAAGTGGTTGCATGATTGCGGACTACCAGCGTTTGAGTCGGTGGCTGATATGCTTGAAAACTGCGAAGGTGCAGACGTTGCCAAGTTATTGAAGCGCGTATTAGTCCGCTACGAAAACAAGTATCTCAAGGTGTCGGCGTTTGAAACGCACAAGAACGGAGAACCGTTTTTATTTAGTTAAAAAATAATTTAACCTTTTTTCGAGTTTGTATTGACAAGCGGCATGGCGTCTCTACTTTCATACGTATCGAAGGCACGACGCCGACGAGTAACATTATTAAGGATTATTATTATGAGCACTACAAAACAAGACAACCGCCTCCTTTGCGACATTTCAGATTCTGAGCTGGAAGACATCTTTTGGCAAAAAGCCGTATCGGAGAATGGCCATTGCTCAGTTAAGAGCTTCCTAAATGACCATAACCTTTGGGGAGTTGACGTTGAGACGGCAATGTCTGAACTAGACTAACAACCCACAACCCGGCGCCGTGCGGATAATCTGCGGCCTTTTTATTACTATGAAAATCGAGAAAACGGCAAACGGCATTTATGTCGTATTCAAAGACGAAGCCAGCGCCGCAAAGTGGTATTGGCTTTTTGGAATGATCTTGCGCCGCCTATGGTGCAGTTATGGCAACTTTTTCAAC